TCAGCTAAAAGTCATTTCTTTGCAGAGAAGCTAATTGATGACTCGTTGTATGAAAGAGGTTTAAGATCAGTTTGTATTAGGGAAGTACAAAAAGCCTTAACCCAATCAGCAAAAAGATTGCTTGAAGATAAGATAAACAAGTTTAGATTAACCGAAGCAGACGGGTTCAAAGTATTTAAAGATGTGATTGAAACTCCTGGCGATGGAATAATGATATTTCAAGGCATGCAAGATCACACAGCAGAATCTATTAAGTCTTTGGAAGGCTTTAACCGAGCATGGATAGAGGAAGCGCATACCTTATCAGATACAAGTTTAAAGCTATTAAGGCCCACAATAAGAGAAAAAGACTCTGAAATATGGGCAAGCTGGAATCCAAGACGCAAGAATGACCCTGTTGACATAATGTTAAGACAGGAAGTACCCACCAATTCAATAGTAGTTAAATCAAACTGGTCAGATAATCCCTGGTTCCCCGATGTATTAGAGCAGGAAAGACTTGATTGCTTACAAACGAACCCTGATCAATACGGGCATATCTGGGAGGGTGAATACATTAGCGTAAGTGCAGGCGCATACTTTGCCCGGAACATAGCAGAAGCCAGAAAAGAAAACCGGATTAGTGTAGTAACTAAAGAGCCTTTATTACCAATTAAGCTATTTATGGACATTGGCGGCACAGGGGCTAAGAGTGACGCTTTTGTTATTGTAGCGGCTCAGTTTGTGGGGCATCAAGTAAGGGTGCTGGATTACTACGAGGTGCAAGGCCAACCAATCGAGGCGCATCTCAATTGGATAAGAGAAAGCGGCTATGATAAAGCAGATATCTATTTGCCCCATGATGGCGGCACTAATGACAAGGTATACAATGTAAGCTATGAAAGCGCATTTAAGGCAGCAGGCTTTAAAGTGACAGTAATCCCTAACCAGGGCAAAGGCGCGGCTAACAAACGAATAGAAGAAACCAGGCGTGTATTCTCAAGTATCTGGTTCAATGAGCCAAAAACAACAGGTTTATTAGATGCTTTAGGGTGGTATCATGAGAAAAAGGATGAGGTTCGCCAGATAGGCTTAGGGCCTGAACATGATTGGGCGTCTCATGGCGCAGATGCTTTTGGCTTAATGTGTATTGTGTATCGAGCACCAAAGAACGGTATTGACAGAAAACTACCTAAAATGAAAATGAGCATGGCATGAATGAATCTGAAATACTGAATATTATAAAAGCAGAAGAAAAAGCCGCTCTTGATTATGAGGGCGAGATAGCTAAAAACAGAGCCACATTGCTTGATTATTATAACTCTCAGCCTTACGGTGATGAGGTTGACGGGTTATCTCAGGTTGTTACCAGCGATGTATTTGATGTAGTTGAGGGCATGTTACCCTCATTAATGCGAATGTTCACACAAGGCAAGTATATTGCAACAGTGAATGGTCAGGCTGAAAATGATGAAGAAGAAGCCCGACAAAAGCAGGAATATGCTAATCACGTATTCATGAGGCAAAACCAGGGCACTCTCATTCTGCTTAACATGATGAAAGATTCATTGCTGCAATACACAGGAACGGTAAAGGTTTACCAGGAAGAAACCACAACCACGACACAAGACACATTCAAGAATCTAACACCTTTAGAATTACAAAAACTGCAATTGTCAGATGATTTTATAGTTGATGAGGTGTTTCAAACTGAGATTGGATTTGATGGAACAACCAGTAGCACCAAGACTGAGAGAAAGATCAAGATAGATAATATCCCGCCAGAGGAATTTCTATTTAGCAAATCAGCGCGTGACTTTGTTGACCCTACCTTTATCGGCCACAGAACACCCAAAACCCGCTCGGATATTATGGAGATGGGTTTTGATAACGATGTGGTGAAGGGACTTCCTGCAGATAAACCATTCTCAGATACACAGCAAAAGAATGCCCGGTATCACGATCAATCAATGATTGAAGATAACCCTGGCGGCCACCATCCAAACGATCTTATTTATCTAGGTGAATACTACATATATCTGGATATGAATAACAAAGGCATTACCCAGCTTTATCAAGTGTTTTATGCAGGCAATCAGATACTAAGTTATCAACAGGTAGATGAGCACCCATTTGCTGTAATTGTACCTATTCCTATCCCGCACAGAGCAATAGGAACATGCCCTGCTGAACAGGCAGCGGACTTGCAGTTTAGGAAGTCAGTGCTAACAAGACAGATGTTGGACAATATTTATGCAACTAATCATTCTAGAGTCTTAGCAAACGAGCGGGTTAACTTTGATGACCTGCTAGACCCCAGAGGTGTTGTTCGAGTAGAAGGTGATGCTCCTATAATGGATGCCGCTAAACCTCTTGTTGTTCAGCCTATTGTTACTGAGCTGTTGGCAGCCATTGAGCACACCAACACAGAGCGCGAGACCAGAACAGGCGTTACCAGATACAACCAGGGATTAGATACAGATTCATTAAACAAAACAGCTACAGGTTTTCAGGGCATAAAGGATATGTCCCAAATGAGAACTGAGCTAGTTGCACGAATCTTTGCAGATACCGGTATAAGGGATATATTCAGAAAGATTATTAAACTGACAAAAGATTACCAGGATGAAGCCATTCAGATTAAAACATCTAACGAGGTAATGGAAATAAACCCAGCAGACTGGAGTGATAACACCGATATAACAATAGACGTTGGAATAGGCGCGGGTGATAGACAAGAAAAAATAATGAATCTTAACTTTATAGCTCAAAAGCAAACTGAGTTAATGATGACAAACAGTAACTTAGCCGATGAAGTTAAACTGTATAACACCTATAACAAGCTGGTAACAGAGGTAGGACTTAAAGAGCCTTCCATGTATTTCAATAACCCTGAGAAGCCAGACGAATTATTGCAAGCGCAGAATGAACAGCTAACGAAAGCCGCGCAAATGATGCAACAGCATATCGAGTCATTAGGAAACCCGTTAGCAGAAGCAGAGGAAATCAAAGCACAGGCTGATTTAATGAAAGCCAGGGCTACACAAGATTTAAACATTGCCAAGCTTGAAGAAGAGCACAGACAGTTTAATGCCGAATTAACAGCTAAGGTGCAAGCACAGTTTGATGAATTACAAGCCAAGTACACAGAGATGGAATTAAAATACTCACAAGACATAAAGGGGAAAGGCATTGAGTGAAGAGCAAAAAGGCCATGCAGCGGACAGGATATTAAAAGACCCAATCATTAAGGAAGTTATCCAGGAGATAAGGCAAGACTGCTTTAGAGCCATTGAAAAGAGCACGTTTTTTCAGAACAAAACCAGAGAAGAAGCTTACAAGATGCTCAGAACCGTGGGCGTATTTGAGAATAAGCTGAAAAAGATGGTTGAATCTGGAAAGGTAGCACAAGCAAAGAAGGATAAAAAACCAATCAATAACTTACGTAAATTATGGTAAAATATTATGACAGCCAACCAAACCGGAGCTGATGTAGTAAGCGCTGCAAAGCGTATTAGTGGAATATTATCACCGGAGCCTGAGCCAACCGGAGATAATGAGCCTGTAGTAACCGAAGAACTTGAAGCAACGCCCGAAACGCTTGAAGCACCAGAAGTTAGTGAGCCAAGCGATACGCAAAGCGAAGTGGAAAAGTACAAGGTTAAAGTCAATGGTGAAGATTTAGATGTCACCCTTGATGATCTTACAAAGTCTTACATGATGGAATCTGATTACCGTCAAAAGACTATGAAGATAAGTGAAGAAAGAAAAGCATTGGAGCTGAACCAGGCGGAAGTTGCCGGAAAATTAGCAGAGATGAAACAGCTAATTGAATTTGAAAGCAGCGCCCTTGATTCAGAAGAAATGCAGGAGCTAAGAGATACCGACCCCGATGATTACATTAGACGGGTTGAAGCGGTCAAAGCTAAGGCACAAAAGTATGGAAAGTTCAAAACTGAAGCTGAATCACGTTTGAAGGCAGAAAGAGAGCAATTTATTTTAGAGGAACAACAGAAGCTTATTCAAGCCATCCCTGATTTTCTCGATCAAGATAAGTTGAAATCTGAAACGCCTAAGATAACTGAACAGCTAATCAAAGCGGGTTACACAAACGATGAATTACAAGGTTTGAGTGATCACAGAACATTTGTACTAGCCAGAAAAGCAATGTTATATGACCAAATCATGTCTCAAAGCCCAGAAGAAAAGAAAATTAACCAGGCTCCAAAGGCAGCGAAACCAGCGACTACAACGACTAAAGAAGATCGAGTTAGCCAAGCTCAAAAAGACACACGAGCAAGGCTGAAGAAAACTGGCAACGTGAAAGATGCCCAGAAAGCCATTAAAAACATGCTAAGGTGATAAAATGGCAGTTCCAACTAATACAGTAACGGCTCATAGTGCAATCGGTAATCGTGAAGATTTAGCCGACATAATTTATGAGATTTCCCCAGTAGATACCCCTTTCTTGAGTGGTATTGATCACAATAACGCAAGCGCTGTGTACCATGAGCATCAAACCGATGCACTAGACGCAGCAGCAGCCAATCGCCAGATTGAGGGCGATGACGCAACAGCTAACACGTTCTCAGCCACCACTCGAATTGGTAACTATTGCCAGATTTCGCGTAAGGTTGTGTCTGTTTCCGGTACTCAAAAAGCGGTAGATTCAGCAGGCCGCAAAGATGAGGAAAGCTACCAGATTGCTAAACGTGGCCGTGAGATGAAGCGAGATATGGAGTACGCTTTAACCCGTAACCAAGCCTCAAGTGCAGGCGGCGCGGGTACAGGGCGTTCTCTGGCTTCTCTTGAATCATGGCTTGCTACTAACAAAACCAGTGTTGGTACAGGTACAGCGCAAACAACCCCAGGGTTTTCCTCTGGAACGGTTGCGGCACCTACTGATTCAACTGTTTTAGGTACTTTAACCAAAGCGGCTGTTGATGCAGTAATTCAGGCTTGCTGGACGCAAGGCGGCGACCCTAAAGTAATTATGGTTGGCCCTCATAACCGCACAGTAGTATCAGGCTTTACAGGTATTTCTACCTTACAAACCGATGCTAATAGCGGTTCAGATGTAACACTTATGGGCGCAATTGATTTTTACAAATCAAACTTTGGCGTTCTAAAAGTAGTTCCTAACAGATTCCAACGTGATGAAACCGCGTTTATTCTGGATATGGACTACTGGTGTATGTCTACATTGCGTAACATGGAGCAGGAGGCATTATCCAAAACGGGTGATAACGAACGTTCCTTGTTGATTACAGAGTTTACACTTGAGGCGAAACAAGAAGCCGCAAGCGGTAAAGTCAGTGATTGTACTACTAGCTAAATAGGATGGGGCGGGGAAACTCGCCCTTTTTCTTTATGAATGAAACCATGAAAAAATACGCTACCTTTGAGCAATGGGCTAAAAAGCACTACAAAGGTGATGATTTAGACAAGTTCAAGAAGCTATATGAGGCGGCACATGGCAAAAAGACTGTTAAGCGTAGACCCCGTAAACGGAATCAAGACGTTTCACGATTACGACCCGAGCAGCAAGAAAACGTTCATAACACACAGTCAGGACATATCGAAGATACTGAAGCAGAACCAGAATCTTAGAAACTGTGCAGAGTATAAGGCCGGTGGGATAAAAAACGATTATTATCACTTTGCCACATTGCCTATGGTTATGGTCATGGAATTTAAAACTAAACATAATCTAGATGTGTTTAATGATGATGATTTACCGGCTATTGAGAAGCTGTTAAGTGGTAGCGAATACTCCAAGTTCCGTACAGTGGATAAAGTTTAATGGATGAGCGGCTATTAAAAGCTAAAGAACTATGTGATTCCGAACCGGATGAATCGCTTAGGCTTTGTAATGAGGTTATGAATGATGAAATGACCGGCACAAATGCAGAGCTGGCTTTATTTATGGCCGCTTATGTAATGATGAATGCAGAGCGTTATGGATTAGCTTATCAGATGTATCTAAGGTGCTCAGAAGCAGCGCCCCATGTATCAGAGGTATGGTCTAACATGGGCATGTGTCTGGAAGAACACGACACAGAAGAAGCCATGAGATGCTTTAAAAAGGCTGAAGAACTAAACCCGAAAAACTTTAGGGCGTTTGCTAACCAGGCGTTAATCTACCTTCAAACCGGAAACCCTAAAAAGTGTATTGATTATTGTGACAAAGCTCTCAGGATTAACGAGTGTAAAGCCGCACGACATAACAAATCATTAGCTCAGCTTATGCTAAGGAAGTGGTCACAAGGCTGGAAAGGTTACTCAGAAACAGTAGGCGTAAAGCATAGAGAAATACAAGACTATGGATTACCTATGTGGGATGGTAAAGCAGAAGGACGGGTTTTGGTTTATGGCGAACAAGGCATAGGTGATGAAATAATGTTTGCAACCTGTCTTGAAGAACTACAAAAAACCAATGATATATCACTAAACACCGATTCCAGATTGCAGGGCTTATTTGCAAGAACCTTTGATTTTCCGGTATATGGGCAGAGATTCAGTAAAAACCTGAACATGCACGAACAATGTGACTTCCAGTTTCCAATAGGGAATCTACCTGAATTATATAGAAAACGTGAGCAGGATTTCCCAGGCACAGCATTCTTAAAACCAGACCCAGAACGGGTTTACCAGTGGACAAGCCTTTTTAATACATTCAAAGGCAAAAAGGTTGGTATTGCGTGGCGTGGTGGACTGGCAAGCACAGGCAAAAAGAAACGCTCATTAGAGCTAAAAGACCTTAAGCCGCTATTTAATGATGAAGATACTTATATAAGCCTTGAATATAAAGATATTAGTCAGGCAGATATTGAGGAATACGGGATTAAGAGTTATCCCCGGGCAACGGGGAAAGGCAAGGATATTGATGAATTAGCCGCATTGGTGGCTTCGCTTGATTATGTTGTATCTTGTTGCACATCGGTTATTTATATAGCAG